TGAAAGAAAAGCCAATGCTGATGCTGCCACCAAAAGGGCTGAAGAAGCAAAGAAGGCGGCAGAAGACAGATTAAACTTCTTAAAAAATATCAACAACCAAATCATAGAAGATGATAGGGCAAGGGAATTGGATAAGGCTAGGTTAGATGATGAAGCCCGACAAAAAGAAATTAACAACTTAAAGTTCACGGGGGAGCAAAGAACAAAAGCACTTGCCGCATCAGATGAATTATACAGACAAACAAAAGCAGACATCAACAAAAAGTTTGATGATGCTGAGGAGAAAAAGCGTTTGGATGATATAAAGAAAGAAGATGATGATAATAAGTTAAAAATACAAAAGGAAATAACCCGTATTGATGCTTTAATTCAATTAGAAAGTATGAAACAACAAATGGATTTGGAACAATTAGAAAACTACTTGAACCAAAAGATGGAGTTGGAACTGGCTAATTTAGAATTATCAGAAGAAGAAAAAAACTTGATTAGAGCACGATATGCGGAACAACTTGTTAATATCAAAAAGTCAGAAGCAGATAAGTTAAAAGATATTGAAAAACAAAAGATGGACGCCGAACAAGCATCGTTGGATTTGTCTATTTCTGCGTTTGATACATTAGCACAACTAGCGGGTGAAAATACAGAATTAGCCAAGGCTATGGCTTTAATTTCAACAAGTATTTCTACTTATGATGCCGCACAAAAAGCATACGCATCACAGCTTTTAATATTAACACCTGACGCACCCATTAGAGCGGGTGTAGCGGCAGCCATAGCAGTCGCACAGGGTTTGATTAGATTGAATAAAATAGCATCAACCCCGACAACACTACCATCATCATCTGTTAAGGCAGCACAGGGTGGTATGATATACGGACAAGGTGGTTCAACAAGTGATAATATACCAGCTATGTTAAGTCCTGGTGAAAGTGTTATGAACGCAAGGTCTACCGCTATGTTTAGACCCCTACTTAGTTCATTAAACCAAATGGGTGGTGGTGCCAGTTTCACAGGTGGTATTGTATCCAATGGTGTTGATAAAGGACAAATGGCTCTTATCAATTCAATTAGGGGAACTAATGAAAAACCAGTTCAGGCTTATGTTGTTGGTTCACAGATGACTAATCAGGCTATGTTGGATAGACAAATAAAAACAAGAAGTTTGATATAACTTATTAAAAAACATATATAATAAAGATGAAAATTATAGAATTATTTATAGATAATGACGCTGATGATGAAGCCGGTGTTGGTGCTATAAGTTTGGTAGATAGACCAGCACACGAAAGTAATTTTTTAACCTTTAGTGAGGACACTATGGTTGAAGATACAAAAGAAACTGAATACACATACATTAGTGAATTGTTTGATGAAGATAAACAATTACAATTATCAAAACTAATGAATACATTAGGTGAGCCAGCGGGGACTTTAGAAAGTCAGGGTTGGGAAATTGTTAGTGTTAAAGACGTTCATAGTTTTTCAGATGAATTAAAGTTTAATAAGTTTTACAATATTATTGGAACACCAAATGAAAAGTCAGGTGAAGATAGTATTGGTTCATTAAGGGTTAGATACAAATACATCGGCCCCAGAGATGATAAGAACAGACAATTCTGTTCTGATATGTTGTCCTACAAAAGGGTTTTTAGAATTGAAGACATACAGGAAATGACTGCTGATTGTACTAATAAGGAGTTTGGTTGTTATGATATATTCACTTTTCGTGGTTCGTTCAACTGCCGACATAGGTTCGTTCAAGTGTTGTATAGACCTGTTGGAGCTATTACAGGTAATTTAAGACCCGTTCAGGTAAATGATATTCCACAGGAAAGCACCTTGAATACGGCAACAGCAAATAAAAGAAATATGAGTGAAGAACCCCTTATTAAAAATGAGTTTGGTATTTTATCCATTATTGACGGACAACCATTATTTTCAACAAAGGAAGACGCATTAAAGATGGCTGAATTGTTGGGTTGTGATGGTTTCCACGAACATCAGGTAGGTGATACTACCGGATATATGGCTTGTAAAACACACGAGTTCCAAAGCTACAATGACTACCCACAGGCAGCAACAGATGCGGCATGTAAAGTCCTTAGATGGATTGAAGAATATGGTAGGGACGAAGTTGATGGTATGACCCAAGTTGGATTAGCCAGAGCAAACCAGTTGTGTAATAAAGAACCAATCAGTATAGATACAATATCCCGTATGGCGTCATTTGCCCGTCATAAACAGAACTCAAAAATATCACCTGAGTTTGAAGGAACGCCTTGGAAAGACAGGGGTTATGTTGCTTGGCTTGGCTGGGGTGATGATGAAGGAATTGAGTGGGCGCAAAGAAAGTTGGAACAAGTTAAAAATGAAATGGGTTTGGAAGACGCTTGTTGGCCTGGTTATGAAGCCATAGGAACAAAAGAACTTGATGGTAAAATAGTTCCAAATTGTGTCCCAAAGAAAGATATGGATAGTATTAGTGGTATTGGTGGTGGAGGTTGTGGTTGTATGGATATTAACACAACAGGTATATCACCATATACAGATGAAACTACAACAGGTATAACATCTGAAAATGTATTTAGATATGGTTTTAGTTATGATGAGGAAAAGATGGAAATTACCGGTGCTAGTATTATCCCAAACAAGATGATTATACGTAGAAACCCTATGACTGATGAAATATACTATGTGTATTTTAGTAAAGAAACAACTAAAATATTAAGTGAAAGGTTTATGAAAAATAAACTAACCGATAGTACAAATCTAAACCATAGTGATATAGAAGCCCCTGATACTTTTGTAAGTGAAAGTTGGTTGGTTATTGACCCCGCAAATGATAAGAGTTCGGCCTTGGGATTAAACTACCCTGAAGGAACTTGGGTAATAACTATGAAGGTGAATAGTCCTACCTTATGGAACGAAATTAAAGAGGGTAAATACAAAGGATATTCAATAGAAGGATATTTTAATGAGCGTGTGGTATTTAATTAAGAACATTATATTTAATGGTATAAACAAAAAAAAAATAAATAATTTTTATTATGAATAAAAAAGAAATTAAAAGAAAAATTGCTGAACTTATTGGATTTACAAAGTTTAGTTTTTCTACCTATAAAACTACCGATGGTGTTGAAATGAACGTTGAGAGTATGGAATTGGGAATGCCAATTTATGTTATTACACCACAGGGACAATTACCAGTTGAAGATGGTGATTATGAAATGGAAAATGGTATGAAACTAAAAGTTAAAGAAGGTATGGTAAGCGAAATTATTGACGGCTCTATTGAAGGAGAAGTTGAAGAAAATGTTGTAATGGATGAGGCTACTTTGGTAGACGGAACAAAAGTTATGACTGATGGTTCATTAGAAGTAGGTAAACAACTTTATGTTATTACTGAGGCTGGTGATAAGGTAAACGCCCCTGAAGGGGAACACACCACAGATAGTGGGATAGTTGTTGTAGTTGATGCTAATGGAGTTATTACGGGTATTACAAAACCTGATGAAGCACCACAAGGTTCTTTGGAAGCTGAAGCAGAAGTTGAAATGACTAGTGAAGATTTGTTAAACGAGTTCACATCTGTAATTAGAGGTCTAATGGCGGAAATTAAAGATATGAAGGACAAACAAGAAAAAATGGAAGAACAATTTAATCAGTTCAAGGCTGAGCCTGCTGCTGAAAGAGTGTTTGACCGCAAAGGATACTTTGAAGATAAGGCTATTGAAAAGTTTTCAAAGTTAGAGGCTATTGGTAAATTAAAAACTAAAAAATAAACAAACAATAAAAACAAAAATAAATTAAATTATGAAAAATAACAACTTAAAGCGTTATGATATGGGATTTAACCTTGCAGGTTTATCAACTTATACTGACGAAACAGGTGGTCTTTTGTTGGCTGAAGCCATTGTAAAGGCTAAAACAGCTGAATTGGGATACGTTCAATCAGGTATTAAAGGTACTCAGGCTATTAACTTATTGACTTCAACTTTGAACGTCCAAGATGGTTCATGCGGATGGTCTACATCAGGGTCTACAACTTTCACACAACGTGATATATCGGTATGTAGCTATAAAGTGAACGAGGCATTATGTCCAGCAGATTTGAACGAATATTGGGCAGGTCAGTTCTTAAATGCGGGCAGCTATAACGAAAGTGTCCCATTTGAAGAAACCATCGCACAATTAAAAGTACAACAAATCCAAAAGTATGTTGAAGACAAATTGTGGACGGCTCGCACATCAGCTTCAGGTGGAACAGATTGTTTCACAGGTTTCTACTACTTGTTTGGAACAACACAACTTCCGGCAGAACAAATCAACTTCGTATCATCACCAACAACTGCTTTCACAGCAGCTAATATGTTGACTATTGTTGATGAGGTTATTGGGGCATTACCTGATAAAGTACAAGAAGATGATGATTTGTTATGTATGATGTCTATGGCGAACTACAGAAAATATGTAGTTGGTTTAAGAACAGCAAACTATTTCCACTACTCACCTGAAGAAGCAGGAACTGAGTTTATCACTTTCCACCCGGGTACAAATATCCGCGTTGTCGGAATTCCCGGATTATCAGGTAAGAACCAAGTAGTTGTAGGTAAATCTTCACAACTTGTAGTTGGAACGGATTTGATGACGGATAGTGAAAGATTGGATATATTCTACGATAGAAATGACGATGAAGTAAGAGTTAGATGTAATTTCAAAATTGGAGCACAAATACCTTTCCCATCAAACTGGGCTGGTAATGGTGTTGCTTAATGACTAAACTTAAATTAAAGATAAAGAACTAAAAATATGAGTTATTCAGCATGTTTACAGACCGCATCAATCAACTTAGGTTGTGCGTCTAACGTAGGTGGAATTAAAAAAGCATACTTGGTTGCTGGTTCTATTTCAGGCATTACATATGCTGCGGATGGAGCTATAACAGGAATTACAGGTAGTGGCACGATATACACTTATGAAGTCCAAAAACAGACTAGTTCTTTAACAGAAACATTTAATTCAAGTTTAGAAAATGGAACTCTATACTATTCGCAAGAATTGTTGCTGAACTTCCACAAAATAGACCAAGACAAGAGAAACCAAGTAAAATTGATGGCTCAAAATCGTGGATTAAAAGCATTTGTTGAAGACAACAACGGCACTATATTTTATTTAGGTGCTGACTTTGACGGAGGATATTTGAGTGCTGGTTCATCAGCTACGGGCGTTGCCTTTGGTGATGCGAACCAATACTCTATCACTCTAACGTTTTTTAGTAAAGACCCTATTACTACTTTGGATGGTACATTATCATCGGTAGTTAGTGGTTTAACTATTAGCGCATAAACAATAAAAACATTTGAAATATAGGGGGGATAAAACCCCCCTTATTTTAATAAGCCAAAAACTATTATATGAGTATTAGACCAAATCCAGCGGGACAAAATAAAAAGATAAAGTGGGGTCATTTACAAAACTTTAAGACCTATGTTAATAACGCTTCAAAGGAAGAAGAACAATTAACACCTGAAGAAAAAAGACAACAATTATTCGCCGCTATGAAACCATATAATAGTGAAGATTATATTGGTAAAGCCATATTTGTAGTTGGTGGTGGTGGAGTTTATGATACAACACCAAGTGTTAGTCCAACACCTACACCAACAAAAACTTTAACACCAACACCAACACCAAGTATTACACCAACAAGTACTTTAACACCTACACCAAGTATTACACCGACTAATACAATAACACCTACAAATACGACTACCCCTACTATAACCCCAACTAAAACGGGAACACCAACACCAACACCAAGTTCAAGTCCAATTCCATCGGGAACAACTGAAGCCAATACCTTCTTATCAGCCGTTGCCGCAGCGGGTGGAACACTTAGTCCAACAATATCAGCGGCAACAAGAACATTATTTACATCTTTGGTGAGTAATAACTTATGGGATAAATTATCAACATTTTATCCAATGATTGGTGAAACACAAGCAAGTTGTAAGTTTAATGGTAAAAACCCACTTGATACAGATGCGGCATTTAGATTAACATACGGAGGTGGAATAAGCACCAACAGTGATGGTTTGATTTTTAATGGAACAAATGCTGCTGCTGATACATACTGGGTTCCCGACACTAATTTAACAGATACAAGCGGACACATAGCCATTTATGTAAAATCAAGGAGTGGAAATGGTTTATGGGCTGGTGGTAATCCAGCATCACCAACAACAAGATTTTATATTGGTTATTTTGGTTCTGGTGTTGATACTAATTCAGTAAATAGTGGAACAGAGTTTCCTTATCCAGGAACATCACCAGAAGGATTTACCGTAATAACAAGAACGGGAACAACCAATGTTCAATTATTCAACGATGGTGTGTTTAATAACTTTACTAACGCATCATCATCTAAAACAAATGTAAAATGTTATATTGGTGCCAGAAATAATGGTGGAACAGCAGCAAACTACGGAAACTTTACAACAAACTGGGTTAGTTTTGGTCAAGGATTAAATCAAACAGAAAGTGTGGCATTAACAAATATAATAACAACTTTCCAAACAACACTTGGGAGGAACTAAAAAATATGAAAGTAGGATTATTAACAATAACAGAAAAAGAAAGTTTAGACGGACAATTAGTTCAAGTGAATTGGTATTTTAATCCAGTATTGGATTGTAATGCTGATTGGATTATATCAACTGAAGAAATTGATGGTTCAATTTATCCACAAAATGAGTGGGTAAAATCATTACCTTTAATTGACTGGTGTGCTCCAATACCATCACCATCAGGTTCAACTGAAAATTATGTTGGTTCATAAAAAATGTATAATAAATAATATTGAATA